CACCTACCTAACTGTAATGATTGCTTATACACTGAAACAATATATACACCTATTTTTCAAACCCTTTATTAAAACTAACTTCCCTAACCTTTATAAAATTTTATGAGGGATGACAGATGTATAATCTAACCACAATTCCGGATAATTATCCTTAATCACAAGCCTCTCGAGTTTGCTAAAGGTGAGTTCGTGAACCAACCGAACGTAGGGCATATACCTAGGTTCAACCCTAGTCCATCCTGCATATGGGGAATTCCACTTAACCTTCATAGAACCGTCCAGATGGTTCAGAAAGGCTATTTTAAAGCCCATAGAGTTAATCTCCACTAAGTAAGGTGTCTCATTCTTCTCGAGCTTAGAGGTCATCTACAAGCCTTCTCACGAGGTCTTGGTAATCTTCATAGAGGTTGGGATATTTATCCCTAATCACTAATGATTCTAAGTGTGTGAAAGTAAGTTGTTCATGTTTGTTTAGGAACATAAGAAAGCTCGGGCGTAGCCGGTGCCAGCGAAGTTGGGCACACCGCTTCAGCTTTATATTCTCTGGGTCTTCATCACTTACTTCGAGTAGTCCGGACCCCGACTCGTCGTAGTTTGAGGTCACTACATAGAATCTCTTAGTCATTCTTGATCCTTCAGTCCTTGATATAGAAAGGAGTATTTGGGCTCTAGGATTGCTTGACCTAGGGCACTACTCTCTAAGTTGTTGAGTTCACGGAGAACGTCGATGTTCCCAGATGTAGATGTGCGAGTTACTGAGCCGAAGTAACCTCTAAAGTATATTCTCCCAGTGGTCAGGTCAACAAGTTCGTAGTCACCATCTCTAGTGTTCTTCATAAGTCTTATTTCGTTCACCAACTGCCCCCTAATTCTATATATTTAGCGTGGATTAGTGGATGTTGGTTCTTTATGACTTCCCTACCTAAGGCTGAAGATTCCATGGAGTCTAGGAGTCTTGTGGTACAAATGCCGGATGCTGAGATAATCTCGCCATTGATTAATATACTAGTTTTGAATTGGAGCAATGTTCCTACTACAGGACCTTCGAAGTATCTGATTTCAGTTCTGGTGTCAATTAGATCGTAAGACTTAGAGCTGACATCGTGTATTAGTATTAAGTGGTTCACTATGCTCCTTCCTATATTTTTCTACAAGTTCCGGATAGTTAGAACTGAGAATTTCCAGTGTTAGTGCTGTCATGTTTTTGGAGTCATGGATACTTACCGCACTATTCACAATTTCCTCAATGAAATACATGTCTGATCCGAAGAGTGTGTTTGAATATCCTTCTTCCCGATATTCCCATCTGTCAGCGTAGTGTCTTTTTACGTGAAACGCACTTTGCTTGTGCAACACTAGCTTTACCTCGCCAATCTCCCAATTGTCCAGCAGATCCATTCTAAGCTCCTTTGTGTGTAGATTCTAGGGATTGACTTATCAGTAATCATAAGACTCCCTAAGGATATCTTAGTTTAGCTCAGAGTAAGTGTCAACTTTTTTGTTAGAAGTCTTGAGAGGTGCAGTTTCTTTACAATCATCAGATTCTATGAGTCTACCTAGAGCTGTAGATTTTGGGTCTATAGCTAAGTGTTCCACAGGGATGACTACAACTACAACCCCCGTAGAACGACCGGACAGTATCGGATGATCTACCTGTACACTGCCGAGCGGGACATAGTGTGTAAACAGGAGGTTAATGTTGGGATACAGCTCCTTGTAGTGCTTTCTCCAGGTTTTACATAAGGTCATAGTTCTGTACATGAGTGCCGGATTGTCTTGAGATTTCATCCTAAGCCTCTCTTACTGAAGATGGTGGTGTTGAGTTGCGAAATAGGTCAGGAACAGTTAGAGATGTGTTTGTGGGGGTAGAAGACAGTGTTATGAGTCTACCTAGCCTGGTGTTATGAAAGGGAAGCTTGGTGACTCTTGAACTATAGTTTGGGGTTACGCTGCCATTTCCCATGTTCTCCAGTACCAGAACCGGACCCAATTCCCCATTCAGTGCATCTAGAACAACATATATCGCGGTGTCGATGTGGACAATTTCTCCAACCTGGAAATCTCGGGACTCAGGATTGTGGGTTTTAGTATCTGACATAAACATTCCTTGTTTAGTGTGGCACCTCGGAGTGAGGAACGAACGACATTAGGGCAAGTATACCGCAGATTTACAGCGAGGACAAGTGAATAGTTTGGGATGGGAGGTGGAGGTCCAGTAATGTAAGCCGAAAAAACAAAGGATCTTTGTTTTTCTTAATAATGTGATTACTTTTCTGATTGTTCCCATATCCACCTCAACTTCTTAGCGAACCGAGCATGATCCTTCTTCTTATCAAGACCTAGCTCATCGATTAGTGCTCTTATATCGCGAAACTTAGTTTCATGTCTAGCATTACCATTTGTGTAGTATTTCAGGAGGTCTTCTATCTCATCAAGATATGAGATGACCTTCTGTATTTTCTTAGAGTTCTTCATGTCTGTCACCTTTTGTGTAATATTAGGCAGTTATCGTGTCTACAGATGACAGATATACCCTTATTTTAAGTGCGATTACGCTAATCTGAGTAAAATTAAGTGCCTACCCTAAAAAGTGAAGATCCGTCACCCTTTTGTAGTGTACTATTTTTAATATTCACTAAAATCATCATAATTTGATCGTAGAGAGTCCTCAATCATCCGGTAAATCTCTCTCGAAGTAACCTCATCCTCAATAGGACAGAAGAATATCAACTCACTTATTACAGTACCCATACGTTCACCTCACTTCTAGTTGTTTATCGCTGCAATGCAGCATACGGAACATTCTCATTAACAGTGTCATAATATTATACAGTCGGAATAACGCGAAGCGTCAAGAAGATCTAGATATAGTTATGGCTCTATGGAGCTGAGGCTGGAGAGTAAGAGCAGGACTTTCTCGGAGTATTGATGACTCTCTGGCGAAGTACTCATTGACGTTAGTTGTACGAGACAGACTCATTATACCAAGAATACTCATTTTGTCAACTTGTTATACAAAAGTAACAATAGTGTACATCTTCAGGTCTTACACTTGAGTGAGAAGATACCCATTACCCCAGCTAAGGTAGTGAATTACCTAGTGTAGTACCTTTTACTGACAAGCAGTTAGACTGTTAGAGTTATTGTAAGTTTTACAATAATAGTACATCACAGACACCAATTTTGAACACTTACACTGAACACTGTTAAGATTTATGTTGAATTAACAACTAAAGATGTAAGGAAACTAATTGTGAATGACTTTGAAACATTGAATCCTATTTACAAGGAATCGTATCCCACTAAAAAGGATACCAATAAAAAGAAGAAAAAGAAAGAACCATTTAGTAAGTTACTGAAAAAGATAAGAAAGTAAACTAACTTAATACAATCTATCAACCTTCTACCTTTTGGCGATATGTTGATGATTCATAGGAGAGTTATGAGAAAACTAATTAAGACTATTTCATTTTGGTTGTTGACACTGTACACAGCCTACATGTTCTACAGAACCCCCTCCATTTCAGATTCTATCATAATCCTAGCACTAGCAGGGCTATACGGCTTTGAGTTGTACCTTATACGGCTCCAAGACTTAGATCCAGTGTTGGACCCTGAGTACCAGAAATTGAAGGAGCAGTACGATCTAGAGGCTCTGAAGCTCTCTGTTGAGAACACTAAGATGCAACAAGCAAAACAGGCAGAGCTAGCGGCTGCCAGGAATTCAATTGGAAGTCATAATGAAAAACGATTCTCTTTCTAGTATGGAACAGTCTGTCAGAATAGATACACTGCAGCAAGAGATTAAAGAATTGAAGAGGGTTGTGTCTGAATATGAAAAAACTCTACAACACTATGACATAGAAGAAATTGAGACTCTCTCCGACACTGAGTATATTTGTGTTGAAGAGATTAAGAAGTTAAAAGTATTATCGGACGGACAAGGGTTGACCGATGATGAGATAAAGAGTCTTGACGTTCTGCATAAAAACTTAAGGCAATGTAGAAAAGATCAAGAAGGTGAGAAAAAGAAGATCAAAGAGAAAGATACTGATCTTGCTGAACTTCTTAGTATTGTTAACGAAAAATAATAATTCCCTGACGATTGAAAAGTCTAGGGTAATAATAAAACAACGATGGTTGAACAGATAAACCTTTAATTAGCGTTCTGACTATACTGTCCCTTTAGGAAATTATGACTCAAAAGAAGCTGACTAAAAAACAAGCAATTGCAAAATTATGGGAGATAGGTAATCTTTCATATAAGCTTCTTGGCGTACAAAAAGAAATGAGAGAAGCTATTATTGAAGGCAGCGATAAACGAGTCACCATCCTCGCATCCAGGAGGACAGGAAAATCCTACATTATGATTCTATCCGCAGTTGAGGTATGTAACAAGAATCCTGGAGCAATTGTAAAATACGTTTGTCCTAAACAAAAAATGGTTAAGACTATTGTACGACCTATAATGAGAGATATACTAAAAGACTGCCCTCCTACAATGAAACCCGAAGAACTCGTTGCTGAAGGTGTATATAGATTCCCTAACGGATCAGAGATACAATTTGCTGGATCTGATAATGGGAACATCGAGAACATCAGGGGTGGATTTGCTAACCTCTGTATATTAGATGAGGCAGGATTTATCTCTGACCTCAACTACGCTTACCACTCAGTGTTAAGTCCTACAACAAGGACTGTTGGTGGTAAGATTGTTTTAGCTTCGACACCAAGTCGCGATCCTAATCACGAATTCATGTCCGACTTTGTGACACAAGCTAGAGCTGAAGGTAAATTAAAAAAATTCACTATCTATGATAACCCGATGTTTACACCGGAAGTTATTCAGGAGATTATCGACGACTATCCTATGGGCGTTGAAGATCCTCAATTTAGAAGAGAATATTTATGCGAAACAACTAGCGAGTCTGAGATTATGGTTTTACCAGAGTTCACTGATGAGTTAGCTAAAGATATAGTTAAGCACACAGAACTGCCTACTTTCTATGATTTTTATGTTTCTGGTGATCCCGCTGCGACCGATTTAACTGTTATACTATTTGCTTACTACGATTTCATTAATGCTCAACTTGTCATCTATGACGAACTTGTTCAAGGTGGTGATGGACATTCAATCACTACTCAGGACATCGCTGATGGAATCATGAGGAAAGAGAGAATTCATTTCACTAGTCAGTTGACTGGTGAGAGACAAAAGCCATATCTACGTATTATGGATAATAATAATAAGATACTAATTAACGATTTACTTTCAGATCATGGACTGTCTTTCATTGGAACCGAGAAGAGGGATAAAGAATCTCATATAAATAAAGTTAGAATGATGTTGAAACAAGGAAAGATAGTTATACATCCTCGCTGTAAAACTTTGGTGTATCACATAAAAACTGCTAAGTGGCACAGAGTTAGGTCTGGTCCCAATGCTGGTGATGTGAGGGGATATCAAAGAGTTAAGGGTAGCTCTGACGGCACTTTCAAAGCACATCACTGCGATGCTGTTGATGCGATGATATATCTTGTTAGGAACGTTGACTTTAATAAAAATCCATATCCTGACGGACATTTTGATATGAAGGGTGAGAGTATACATTTTCCTGGAGGCAAGGCTTTTCAGCAAAATCAAAAGCTTGCTGAATTTATGGGAACAGTAATGAATGCGTTTAAGAAGAAAAAATAACAACTTGATATAAGGAATATAATATGGCTAATTCTAAACATAGTAAGAGTAAATACTTTGCTGCAGAAGATGCAGATAAAACTGTATCATTTCTTCAAAAGAAAGGAGATGCTTGGTTTGACAGTATGAATCACAACCGTTATCTAGATAAGATTAAAAAGTCTTGGATGTCTTACCACGGTAGCTACTATGAAGAAAGTCATGCAATAACATTTGGAGGAGAGAGTGGAGAGTTGGTTAATTTACCCATTAATCATTATAGTAATATTGCTAGTCATATCGTAACTATGGTTACAGCTAGTAGACCTTCTTTTCAAGCAAAGTCTATTAACACTGATTATAAGTCTCAGGTTCAGACAGTGTTGGCTAACGGTCTTCTTGAATATTATATGAGAGATAAGCGTCTTGAAAAGTATCTCAAGAAAGCTGTCGAGTATGCTGTAGTTCTTGGTGCTGGTTACGTTAAGATGGAGTGGAACGCAACGTCTGGAGAGATCTTTGATTATATAGAACAGGATCAGCCAGAGCCTATAGAAGGAGAAGAACCAGAATATTTAGAACCATTTCCTATATATCAAGGTGACGTTGAATTTAGAAACCTCTCACCCTTTGATGTAGTGTTTGATAGTAGTAAAGAGAACTCTGAAGAGCATGATTGGGTTCTTGTTAGAACCTTTAAAAATAAATACGATCTTGCTGCAAAATATCCTGAACAAGAAGATGATATAGTTGCACTCAGAACAAAAAGCGATCATGAAAGATATAAAATTTCACTAAGTCCTCTAGACGAAACCGACGACGTTCCTGTTTATGAATTTTTTCATAAGAAAACAGAAAGCCTTCCTAATGGTAGGTACGTTTTATATCTAGATAGTGATGTCATTTTACTAGACACACCGATGCCTTATCGGAGATTGCCCGTTTATAGGATTTCGCCTAGGGATATGTTAGGAACTCCATACGGCTATACTCCAATGTTTGATTTGATTCCAATTCAGGACGCAATCAATAGCTTATATTCGACAGTCTTAACTAACCAAAATGCCTTTGGTGTACAGAATATCCTTAATCCAAGAGGTAACGATGTTCGAGTTAATCAAGTTGAAGGCGGATTAAATTTCATTGAATACAATCATCAGATTGGGGCACCTCAACCTTTAAATCTAACACAAACTCCTGCTGAAATATTTAATTTTGCACAAACACTAGTTCAGAGTATGGAGACAATCTCCGGAGTCAACTCTGTTGCCAGAGGTAATCCTGAAGCATCACTAAAGTCTGGTAACGCATTAGCATTAGTACAATCCCAAGCTTTACAATTCATGAATCATTTACAACAATCTTACATAATGTTGATTGAAGATATGGGAACAGGATTAATTGAACTACTTCAAGATTTTGCTGAAGTTCCTAGAATTGCAGAGATAGCCGGTGTAAGTAATAAATCGAAGATGGAAGAATTTACTGGAGACGACCTTGATTCGATTCGTAGAGTAGTTGTAGACGTAGGTAACGCCCTAAGCCAAAGTACAGCCGGGAGAACTCAGATGGCTGACAATCTAATTCAGATGGGATTAATTACCGAACCTGAAGAATATTTTGCAGTAATAAATACTGGAAGTTTAAGTAGAATGACTGAAGGTCAGATGAGCCATAGTCTACTAATTAAAGCTGAGAATGAGAGACTTACAATTGGTGCTGAAGTTGTGGCAACGGCAATTGATAAACATAGTTTACACATAAGAGAACACATGCATATACTAGCTGATCCAGATTTAAGATTGGACGCTGAGTTAGTTGGTAGAGTTCTTGCTCACATTCAGGAACATATCGACCTATCTCAGACTACAGATCCAAACATTCTGTCTCTGATTGGAGAACAACCCCTGGCTCCTCCAGGAGGTACCGGAGTTGCTCCTGGTACAGCAGCACCTGTTGATCCTAACATGCCACAACAGTCTCCGGCAGACACAATGATGAATCCGCAAGCACAGACTACAGCACCACAAAGTAGTTCAGGACTACCATCACCAGCAGAACCGCCAGTTGGACCTGACGGCGAGTCTTTATTACCAACAGAAAGAGCTATAGGACAATAATATGGAAGAGAAAAAAAAGAAACCTCGTAAATTTAAATTCTTTCTAGATAGTGACAAAGTTAGTGTTAAAGGAAATAAACCAGTAAGTAAAGAAGAGGTTAGTGAAGCTAGAGATGATTGGAGTAAGGATAATTACAATGATCTAGCTAAGACTGCGTTTAAAGAATTCACTGAAGCAAAGACCGATAAGGAAAGATCTATAGCTAAAACCAAACTAGGACTTATTGAGAAACGTTTAGAAAAATTAAAATAACAAAGTTTATGACCTACCATAATGGCGGTCAATTTTAATATATTTAACTATTAAAAGGAGAAAAACTATGTCTGACTTAAATGAAGAAACCCCAATTATTAATGATGCAGTAACGTCTGACGACACAGGATTTTCTGGTGACGCTGGAGAGCAATCAATGGATGATGAAAGTCAAGAAGTTGAGAGTTCTGAAAATTCTGAGGAATCTGTTGAGGTTCAAGCTGAAACTACTGATGAATTAAAAGAAGAAATTGAAGAAGCTATTGAGGATGGTGCTGATGAATCTGTTGTAAAAGAGATGATTCGCGAATTCCAGCTTAAAGTTAATGGTAAAAACGTCACTAAGACAATTGACTTAAGTGATGAAGATGCTGTTAGAAGAGAGCTACAATTAGCCGCAGCAGCTAGACCTGCAATGCAAGAATCTGCAGAGCTAAGAAAATTATATGAACAAGAAATACAGAGACTTAAGTCAGATCCTTGGGCAGTACTTAAAGAGCTTGATATAGATCCTGACGAACTAGCTGAAGATAGAATTCGACAGAGAGTTGAGGAACTTAAGAAATCTCCAGAACAAGTTGATAAGGAGAGAATTCAAAGAGAACTTAATGAGGCGAGAGCTGAGTTGAATAAGCAAAAAGAGCAAGCTGAGAATGCTAAATTTGAACAACTTCAAATGGAAGCTGCAACGGAGCTAGAAGGCGAGATCTCTAAGGCTCTAGATGGTCACTCAACGCTACCACAGAGTCCTAAGACTGTCTCACGTATAGCTGATGCTATGTTGTGGGCAATGGAGAACGGATTTGAAGATGTGTCTGCTGGGGACGTGATTCCTACAGTTGAAGCTGAGATCAAGCAAGAATTCAACCAATTAATGGATGCACTAGGTGAAGATGCTATTGAGTCTTTTGTTGGTAAGAGGAATATGGATAAGATGCGTAAAAAACGACTGAATTCCATGAAAACTAATAATATCAACAACATAAAGGAAGTTAGTAAGAAAGAAGTTAAAGAAGACACTTCTAAAAAGAAGCTAAGGTATAAAGATTACTTCAAAAATCTTTAGAATTAACAACTATATATGAGATTTATTATTCTTATAGATATGAGACTTCTCCATACCCGTTAGGATTGAAGAACATCGATACGATCAACATTAGAGAGTAATGTATTTCAGATTTAGAACTATTAACATTTTGTAAGGAGAATGTAAAAATGTCAACTAAAACGGACAAAACATCTAAATTTGCAGATCACATTCAAAGAACGTCTGATCTTGTTTTCGAAGTACAAATCGATGCGAGTGAAGCTTCTATTGCTGGTGATTTAGGTGGAATCGGTACTTTTACCGATGATGCAAACGGACAATTTTCGCTAGATCTATCTGGTCTTGGTGATGTAGACAAAGTTCTTTCAGTCGAAGTAGTTTCTGCTTCTGCCGGAACTGCTACAGTAACAAGTTCAATTAGTGCTGGGAAAGTTTTAACCCTAGCAGTTGATTCAAGTCTTGACTTGTCTGCTGCAGATCTCGACGCTGTTATCAGAGTCGTGTCTAAACGATCACTTTAACCGATTCTATAAGGAGAATTAAAAATGAGTTCAACTAATGATTTTGAAACAATGAACGCTATCTACAAAGAAGCGTACGCTGATAAGGTGAAAGACCTTATTCCTGAGGGCGTAAAGCTCGTTAACATGATTGAGTTTATGTCTGCTGAGAAGCAGGGCGGTAACCTTAAGTAATAGGGGTAGCTAGGTAGAAATACTTAGTTCAAAAAATCTCTTTAATTGCTGGAACATCCTAACGAATAAGACGAGGACAATCAGCAGCCAAGCCTTAGCAAAATCTAAGGAAGGTTCAACGACCAGAGCAACCGATAAATGCTCGTAGACTCAAGTGAGTCGAAAAGGGAGACATCTTACCAAGTAATGTTGAAGATGAAGATATGGTCTGATCTTGTAGGAAACTACAAGCAGCAAGTAAAATTGCGGGTAGGAAGTAACGACTCTTACTGAACATAATGCTATCACCAGCCTGTAACTTTAGGGTTAAATTAACATCTAGCTCTAATAAAATCAAACCTGATTGACTTGGATGTCCTTACATGATTAAATAAGGATGACAGGGCGGAACAGAAGAGGAACAGATAATTGAAAGACGAGAACATTTTAGACATTGAGATTCAAAAACTTTACCTAGAAGGTAATAGTTATAGAATTGTATCTAAGATGTTAGGCATTGATTATCAAAAAGTTCGTAAAGTAATAAAAAAGTGCGGTATAGAAAGAAGTAACACAGATTACCCCAATAAAACATCAAAGAGTAACTTTGATTATTTAAAAGGTAAAGGTGTTAGTAAGCAACAGTTATGTGATGTTTATAATGAAATAGGATCTTTTAGAAAAACTGCTGATATTTTAAATTTAGGAAAAGGGCGAACGCTTGATATCCTAAGAGAGTTGGGGACCATTAAAGCTCCAGGTCATGCGTTGAAATATAATAAAGAGGGAAAAAATAATCCTTTTTATGGAAAAACTCATTCTAAAGAAGTTAAGAAGGGGTTATCCGAACACGCAAAAACAAGGACTGAAAAGAGAAATCCTAATTATAAACACGGGAAGTATCTTAGAAGACCTAGAGATTTTAAAATAGCAGTTATGACTAAGCTTAGAAATTTTGTTTTCAACAGAGATAACCATACTTGTTGTTATTGTGAGACTAGAGGAGGACATCTCCATGCTCATCATATAATACCATACTGGGTAAAACCAGAAGCATTTGAAGATATTACTAATCTTGTAACAGTTTGTACAGATTGTCATTTTACTAAGGCACACTTAGGTAATTGGCATAAATTTGATACAGGACTACTTACAGAAGAACTTGAAACTAAATACTCTATTGACCGTGAACGACTGAGTGGTTTGAACGTTTTTTCTAATAAAAAAGACGTAAGCGACAGTCTAAACTCTGACTATATAGAAAATCAGAGAAGTCAAGATGAAGTGCTTGACGGTGAAATTATAAAAAGCTAATAATTTCAATAACTTGTAGAACACGGATTTACGTACGGAGGATCAGGCGGAAAAGCTTTCGCACTGAGAAACGGAGTATCTACTTCACACCAAGATGCTCAAATTAGAGGACATGAAATGGTCCTTAGATCTTACCTTTCAATCGGATCTGTATCTCGATCAAAAGGTAAAAATGCTTTCATCCAAGCTTCAAAGCTTGTTGTTGAGAACATGCTTAAGTCTTTCGCTCGTCGATTAGAAGTTCAACTTCTTTATGGACAAGCTGAAGGTGGTATCGGTGTTGTAGAAAGTATTGCAACTCTTGCTATCAAAATTGAAGACCACGAATGGGCTGCAGGAATCTGGTCTGGATCTGAGAAGATGCCAGTTGAAATCAGATCATCTGCCGGTGCTTTACGTGGAGAAGCTGAGATTACTTCTGTAAGTCTCTCTGCTAAGACCGTTAGTGTTGACGCTGTTCCTGCTGGAACTGTTGCTACTGACGTTATCTACTATGCAGGAGCTTTTGGTAACGAATTTGCTGGTATCCACAAGATTATCACAAACAGTTCAACTCTTTTCAACATCGATGCTTCTCAGTTTTCGCTTTGGAATGGTAACACTGTAAATGTTGGTACAAACTTTTCTGGTGGAGAAGCAGTTCTTTCTTTCGCTAAAGTTGAAGACTCTATTGCTGTTGCAATGGAAAAAGGTCTTGCTGACGAAGACGTTATGGTTCTTTGTAACCCTAAGTCTTGGAACAACTTGCTTACTGAGCAAGCTGCTAAACGTCAATACGACAGCTCTTACAGCTCTGAGAAAATGGAGAACGGTTCTAAGTCTATCGGATTCTTCGGACAGAATGGTAAGATTGAAATCTACTCTTCTATCTACTGTAAAGAAGGATATGCTTATGTTCTTCCTATGGGATGCTACCAGAGAATTGGATCAAGTGATATTACACTAGATCAGCCGGGATTTGAAGGGAAGTTTTTAAAGCTTCTTGAGAATGCCAATGCCTATGAAATGCGTGCATACACGGATCAGGCTCTCTTCTGTTCACAACCGGGCACATCTACCCTTCTAACTTTCATCAAATCATCTTAGTAGTCTAACTATGGGAACCCACGCAATGTGGGTTCCTTTCTACTCCTTCCAAGTTTTATATGTAATTATATTCCTTATTGTAGTTCTGCTAACTCCTCAGCGAGTCAAGCTTATTCTCTAACGTCCCAAAATCTCGTTCGTTAACAACTATATATAGGTATTAAATAATATATTGGAGCTTTAATGGCTAAAACACTACAAATAGGATCAACTAGCTATATTATCCCTGAGCAGGGCGAGAAAGCTGGTTGGGGTGAAGACACCACCGCATATCTTGAAGCTATAGCTAATTCTTTAGCTAACGTACAAGGACCAAACGATCTACTCACAGCATCAGCTAACCTAGCTAACAATCAAGCAGTTTCAGCTAATATCACAGGCTTAGTGTTCAACACTGGCGAAGTTCAGCACGTTAACATAGAATTCATAATCATCCGAGAGTTTGACTCAGGAGCAACCACTACCGTTGAATCTGGTAACATCATAGGTAACTACGATGGTACTGATTTCTATATGTCATTAGACTCAGTTGGTGACACGGGTGTCCAAGTAACCGTCAATAGTAGTGGACAATTTCAGTATACATCATCAGACCTAGCTAATCACGTTTCAAGTACAATAAGATATAAAGCATCAACAATAGATATTCCATAATTTAAGGAGATATATAAATGACTAATAAGAGACGCGAATTTCCTGTAGGCATTCGCCAAAGACCCACAACCAACGCTACATCAACGGAAGGTGAAGAGAGAGTTGATAGTGCTGACAATAAGAAGAAAGTCTATTTAGATAGCTCTGAGAGATCCGTAGTAACGGAAGATCAAGTTCAGACTGTAACTAATAAGGTTATAGATGTTGATAATAACATAGTTTCCAACATAGAAGTTGACAATCTAAAGTCTGGAGTTCTAGACATAGATCTGACTGCTGTATCGGCTAGTGATGACACTTTAGCTTCAGCAAAAGCAATCAAAGCGTACGTAGACGACTCAGTTGCTGGAAAAGATCAAGCTTCTGAGATCACATATGATAACGCAACCTCAGGATTAACTGCTACCAACGTTCAGGATGCTATAGATGAAGTTGAAGGAAGAGTTGATACTGTCGAAACAGGACTCTCAGACCACCTAGCAGACGCTGTAGACGCTCATGATGCTAGTGCTATATCTAGCGTAGCGTCAGGAAACCTCGCAGCTACAGACGTTCAGACAGCCTTAGATGAGCTACAGAGTGATGTTGATACAAGAGCCTTAGATTCTGATCTGACAGACCACATAGCTGACACAAGTACACATGGTGTAGCTGGTGATGTTGTGGGTACTTCTGACACACAAACTCTAACAAGTAAGACAATTGATGCAGATAATAATACAATCAGTAACTTAGCTCACGGAGCTGAGGTGGATAATCCTTCAAGTGGTGTTCACGGAGTTACTGGAAGTGTTGTTGGTACGACCGACACACAAGATTTATCTAATAAGAAATTTGCAGATCCTATAAGTTTTGATCAGGTTGCAACTCCAGCAAATCCTGCTGCAGGTGATAACAAGTTATATTTTAAGGCAGACGATAAGCTCTATAAGTTAGATTCAGCAGGTCTTGAAGAAGAAGTAGGTTCTGGGACGGGTGGAGCAGCTTGGGATACAGCCAACAGGGTTAATCTCTTTGCTGATGGTGATGCTGAGAATGCTGACGCAGCAGATTTCACTGATTCTACAAACATGACTACCAGCCTTACCTCAACTTCATCTAATGTTGGTCGTGGACTACAAGCATTTCAATTTACATCTACAGCAGCTAGTGAGACAGCAGAGAGTGCTTCTTTTACTGTACCCCTAGGATATAGATCTGAAGATCGTATCTTCCTAACATTTCTAGCTAAGTGTGATGCAGACTTTACAGTTAAATTAAAAGATAAGACAAATACAGTAGATTTGATCTCGGAAGAGATTGTCGATAATGGATCTGTCTATACACAATATCAACTTGTCTCAAGTTTTCCTTCTACGATGGCTAGCGCGTCTTTTGAGATAGAATCTAGTGCTTCTCAGACCGTATACATTGATGATGTATTTATAGGATTCGAAGGACAGCAACGAGGTATCAGTGCATCGAATATTACGAATGCAGAATCATATACTCCAACATTCACAGGATTTGGGACGGTAAGTGTTAGTAATATACAATATTGGAGACAAGGTGAATTTCTTCATGTCTTGGGAAATTTTACAACAGGTACTCCAACTACAACAGAAGGAAGAGTAAGCCTTCCATCAGGATTAGTTTCAAGTAGTGATTATAGTTCTCTTGAACAATCGGGTATATTTTTTAGAGCGTTGACATCAGGCTCAAATGGCGGACCTTCATTAATAGAACCTAGTGTTAGCTACATTACTTTTGGACCGATTGATACATTTTCCAACACTGCGGTTAATCCTATAGATAAGAAAAATGGAGACGCTCTAGCAGGTGCCGGACATGTTTTACATATTGACGCTAAAGTTAAAATAGAAGGATGGACTGCTACTAGCGATCTAGTTGTGACGGATACTGATAATGTTGCTCCTGCTAGGGCACAGGGAATTGATTCAACAGCACTTGCCGGTTCTACCGTTACATTTATAGGGTTCGATAACGCTGACTTTGACGATGATTCACAATTTACAAATCTAAATACAACTCACAATACAACTTATACAGGGACAACATACTGGACTTGTCCAAAATCCGGAAAGTATAACCTTAGCGCAATGGTTACCGTTCAGGATTCTGATATCGGAGCAAATGAAAGAACGATTATTCGGGTTTATAAGAATGGTTCTACGATTATGAGAGAACTTACTCATAAAACCGAAGCTACACCCTCGATTCAAACACTATCATTAACAATAAATGATGTGGTTTATTTTGAAAAAGGCGATGAGATAAGTATAGCTGTAAACGCTATAGCTGGCGGACCTGTTAATGTTCTAGCTGTTGAGGAGAGAAATTGGTTTTCAGTTTATCGAATAGATAAAAATCCAGTAGTCGCAACAGGTAATGAAGTTGCTTACCTTTTCGATAAGAAAACCAGTGGTACAGCCGGAGGTTCATCTACCCTTAATACTGTACAAACTAGAACATTAAATACTTTAGATGGGGATCAGAATTTCATATCATTATCCTCCGATCAGTTTACATTACAACCTGGTAAATATGCTTTAGACTTTTCGTGTCCAGCATTCGCAGCAGGGAGACATCAAGCTTTTCTTTATTCCGTAACAGGAAGTAGTTATATTTTAGATGGCGTAAGCTCTTTTGGTAGTGCCGCTGACTCAGTAGTAACGTGGAGTAGAGTTAGAGGTAGTATAAACATAACAACTGCGACTACATATGAAATTCGCCATTGGACAGAATTGACTAAAGCAACTAATGGGTTAGGTGAGGATGCAGACGTAGACACTTCTAATCCACAAAGTTCAGAAGTATACACTAATGGTGAAATAAGGAAATTGAAGTAGTGGATATAAAAAGAATGAGTGAACTTTCAAATAGATGATTAAGTCTGTTTGATTTAAACTACTCTTATATAACCTCATTTCCAGATCATCCTAATAAGGAACTCTTTTTCAAAGAGATGATACTTGGAGAGAAGAATATAGATCTTGCTGAAGAGAGGATGAAAAAAATTGAGGAAACTGATCGCAAGTGGAAGATAGAGTTACAAGATCAGAAAAGAAAAGAACAAGTAGAGAAGATAAGAAAGGAATCTTGGAAAAAACTGAGAGAGTGTGATTGGACTCAAATAGCTGACGAACCTCTAAGTCAAGAAGAGAAAAAAGAGTGGCGAGAATACCGAGTTTATCTTGGTAACGTTGAATATCTCTGGCAGAACAAACAAATAAATAAGCTAGAAGTTATGGAATTTGAGCAGTGGAAAGATAATAAACCCAGCTTCAAACCAGTGAAGAAGAGATGGTATATATGAATAAGATAATGGAAGATTCAAAAGGTGAAAAATCTCTTACAGCGGGGATGCTTAAGATAACTTTCGCTATAGCACTAATAAAGATTCTCCTATCTGGACTAGAGATTAAAGGTATAAACTTTGGAACATTTAGTGCTGCAGATTTTGGAACTATGCTAGCTCCGATGGTAACGCTATATTGGTCTAGACGGAATATGCAGTTTGGACCAAGTAAGGAAGTTAAGTAATGGATAGAAGTGAAGCTGAGAAGAAATTGAGAATTGCTAGGCGACATTTAGATAAGAATAGATATGACATGAGTGATGTTGATTATGCTAAAGGTCAGGAGATGCTTAAAAAAGCTGAGGATGAGTATAAAGGATCTTCTAGGGAGATTTTTAATCAAGATAAACATATGGTAAAAGGAACTCCTGAAAAGATAAAAACTGGAAAATTTAGACCTAATGGCGGTCTAGTTAATGATATAGTAGAGACTTCTGCTGATGGAATAAAGAAAGCATCTAGAACGTCAACTCTACGTAAACTCGCTAGAGGATTCGGTAAGGGATTTAAAGCTCTCCCTATAGTTGGAGGTTTGGCTGCTGCAATGAGTTCTGGTGATGTCTCTGCTGCAGTTCCTATACTAGGAGACGCAAGTCCTACAGGACCAGAGAAAGGCACTTTAGAAAGAAAATTAGAAGACGGTACAATAACACCAGAAGAAATGGAAAGACTAAAAAAACAATTTGAGGGATAAATATGTCAGGACAACCTTTAGACGCAATTATTAGAAGAGACTTATTTGGATCAAGAGATGACGACGGAACAACAAACTATGAAACTATAAACTCTTCCGGTAATAGCGTTTCAGTTGACGCTAGTGGATCTGAACAAGGGTTTATAACTTCAGTGACGATAGGCAATGGAGTAGGCAACGACATAGATTTCAGCGTTCAAGGGTCTGTAGACAACATATCATTTGGTGATATTAACTCTCCAGTTAACTTTACAGACACTGACGGGAGTATAACTTTTGATGTTGTTTCTAGTAACGCAAACTTTGTTCGAGTTGCTTGGATAGTTAACTCAGGATCTGCAGACATATACGTACAATTCTCAGCTAAACGGAGACACTAATGGCTACTCATATATATGAATTCATTAATGCTGATTCTGTCGGTGGTGGAGGAGGTACTTATACTCAATCATTTAACGGAACTTCAGATTGGGGAGCAGCCTCAGGTGGAGAATACACAATAACAGTTTCAAAAGCAACTCACGATAAAAGCTTAGCTCCTCACGTTCAAGTTTTTGAGTTAGTTGGTGGAGTTTTTGAGTTAGTTGAAGTAGACGTAGAAGTTAGTGCAGCAGGTAATGTAACCATAGGTGTACCGGATAATATAGACACAAGATTCCCAGGAAGAATCGTAATAAGATAAGAGATCGTAATGAGTAGAGAATTTAAAAATGATGTGGTACTGGAAAATGGGTTAACACTCAGTGCCTTAACAGCATCAAGAGCTTTAGTGTTAGACGGTTCAAGTAATCTTGTTGTTAGTGCAGTAACAAGCATTGAACTAGGATACTTAAGTGGTGTAACTTCAGCAATCCAGACACAATTGGATGCAAAACTTGGAGATCTAAGTTCAACTACAGACAATGCGCTAGTTAGAACTGACGGAACTTCAGGTGACTCACTACAAGACTCTGGAATCATCATCGATGACTCTGACAACATGACTGGAGTTAATGACCTTACTGTAGGAGGAGATCTTACTGTAAACGGAACAACAACAACAATCAACACTGCAACACTAGACGTAACTGATGCTAATATCACTGTTAATGATGGTGGAGATCAATCAACTGCTAACACAAATGTTGCAGGTCTTACGATTGAGATGTCTGACGCAACTGATGCTAGAATTGGTTATGATTCGTCGACAG